CCGTCTTTATCTATTCTTGTAAAAATTAAATCTGATTCGTCACTACCACTTGTAGTATCACGATCCTCTATAACATCAGTGCCAGAGCCTTCTGTAGTACCAGCACCTTCTGTAGTGTCAGTGCCTTCTACAACGTCTTCTGTAGTACCAGTATCTTCTGTAGTACCAGTATCTTCTGTAGTGCCAGTATCTTCTGTAGTGCCAGTATCTTCTGTAGTACCAGTATCTTCTACAACGTCTTCTGTAGTACCAGTATCTTCTGTAGTACCAGTATCTTCTGTAGCACCAGTATCTTCTGTAGTACCAGTATCTTCTATAGTACCAGTATCTTCTACAACGGCCTCTTCCCCTCCACCCTGCCCAGTGCCGGAAGTTTGTTCTTCATCTCCACCTCCGCCACCTTCAGCTTCATCATCTTTGTCTTTTGTTTCTACAGGCTCTACTTGTTGATCCAACTTAGGAGGTTTTACATCTAAAGGAGTTTTTAAATCGGGGTCTCCTATATCTACGGGCGGTTCTTCAGGTGGAATTATTGTTGGTTCTTCTATGTCAGGCATGTCAGGTTGTTCACCTGTTGGAGTTACTACTTCACCTTGAGGGTCTGTTATTACTACAGTTGACTCACCTGTTATTGGATCTATCCCTGTATCGATATCTCCACTTAGTCCTAAATCTTTGAGGGTCTTTGATAATTTATCTAAAGAAGGAGCATTTGGTCCTTCAAATGAGTCCCTTAATCCTTGTAGGGCTTCTATATCTTTTCTTCCTATCCCCTCCCCATCTGTTGCTGCAAAATTAAGTACCCGACTTATTGCGCCTCCAGAAACAACATTCCAAGCATTCATAGCAAAATTAAAAGCATCTAAGAAATTTGCGTCTCTTTCAGGAGGTATTTTTATACCTACGACACTGTAAGACCCCACAGGAGCATTAGGGTCAAGGTCTATCAGTTGAACTGTATTCCTGTCTCCTACTCCATACATCTCAGGATTAAACACGTCCCCCGGTAGTTTCATATATACCTTATTTTCAAAAGCAATAGGTCCAGTAAGATCAGGTATATCAGGTAATAAATGGTTAAATGCAGACATGTCTGCTTCTTTTACTTTATCTAACCCTGATTCTGCAACCAAATAATTAAATGCTGTTCTATTAGCAGTGCCACTTGCATAATCATATGCTCCTGATGCTCCTTCAAGTTTAGGCTCCGCATATAGAACAGTAGGAGAGTCCCCATAATCAGGATCGTCTCCACCTTGCATTTCAGCTATGCTCCTTTGGGCATCAAATATTCTTTCTAATTCTTCAAAATTTTGATCGTAAGTAGGAGAGGAAGTATAAGATTTCCAAGCATCTATAATATTAAATTTAGATCCATCTTTAGCAACGGCACCGCTATTTTTAAATTTATCTAAATCTCCTATGGCGGTTTCATACAAAACATCAGTCATTACTTCTCCAGTAGTGGGATCGTAAGACCTGCCTACCTCATTAGAATCCCTAAAACTAAATGAAGAACCATCTGGACCCTCATTAACAGCACCTACACTATAGCCATAAGCATCTTCATAGCCCATGTTAAGAAAATCAGCAGTGCCGTCATTACTATAATCAAGACCTTCAGATGAAAGATAATTAAGAACATCGTCGTCTAGTTGTGATGCGTAATATTCACCAAAAACAGTTTTGTTATCATCTTGCATAGCAGCAATAGCGGCAGGTTTGTAATTTTTATCACTATCCCCATCAGTTAGATGAACTCTTTGTTCTACACCGTTTATATATACAGGATTGCCTTCTTTATCTAAAACTTCTCCCATATGATTTATTCTATAACCCTGATCGTTTTCTATATATTTGTCATAGTCAGGGTTTGTAGAACCTTCAAAAAATAAACTACGCCCATCTTCATCTGTTCCTTTTTTTACTTTAAAGGATGAATAGTCAATGGTGCCATACAAATCATCAAAAACTTTTTCTTGGACAGGAGCTTTATTTTTTGCGTATAACAAAGCATCGGTAGAATTAACTTTACCGTCTTGATTTAAGTCAAATATCATTTTCCCGTCTTGAAGTGGACCTACCCCTCTTTCGTATCCATCAAGGCCCACAGCACCCATAAGAACATCTCTTTCTGTGTAACCTTGAGATAGTAATTCTTCAATAAGTTCTTCAAGGGCTTTATCGTCCACTAGGTCACCTCTAATATGCTGGCAACTACATGTAAACGGTTGGCGGTAGCAGCGGTGACTTTTAGTATCTCACTAGCCTGCACGACAAGAGGTGCTGAAAGTAGTTCTACGGTGGCATTTGCACTAACAGCTTTGGTCTTAAATAGGCTAAATACATCACTACCAGAGGTGATAGTAAGAGTAATTGTATCTGCATTTCCTGAGTCTTCCGATACCAATATAGATTTTACTATACCAGTGGTTAGCGCAGCACAAGTGTACAACGTGGTTACGTTAGTAGTAGACAGGTCTACCTTTGCATTTACAAACGTGTTAGACATTAGCTTAAAAACCAACTAGCAGCGTCAGATTTATCTGATAACACGCTACTACGCAAAGCAGAATCTAACTGATTAAAGTAAATTCGTAATGTATTGTTAAACTGCTCGAAAGAGGCTTGATTATATTCTTTTGGGGGTGAAGGAAGAGCTGGCGCACGAAACGTTAAGTTGTACTGAGTAAAGTCTACTGTAGCCATTACCTTCTCCCATCAGCTCTTATATCTAGTCTAGGACTACCTAACTGCCAAGTAGTTCCAAGTCCAGTTGATTCTATTTTAAAACTTAATTGCCTACCTCGTATGCGTAAAAATACTTGATCTGTAAATTTTTCTACTGGCACGGTTGCTGTTCTTGTTACTGTCCCTTCACTATTACCACCTTCAGATACTGGAGAATTGTAGCCTGATCCTGAATTTTTTAACGGTAATAAAGACATTGTTACCACGGGGCTTTCTGCCGTAGACCCGTCAAAACTTACATCGGGTATCATCTTAGATATAAACATAAATCTATGCCCATCATCTAAATCCTGCTGTGCAGACGTTATGGAAGCAGTTATTGCTGTGGCTGTAGCCGTTTCATTATCATCAACTCCAACTTCGTGTTCCACTATTTTATTATTGCTTGTGGCAGCTACTGGGTTATCTCTTATGCCAGAATCTAGCCATGCAGTCCTAGTAATATTGCCGTAGTACCAGATATTTTCAACATAGTTGTAGATAACATATCTATTAGTTGTTGTACTATCTGCCGATGGATAGAACCACCATACCTCATTGAATGCCTCATTTGTCCCTGCAAATATCTGGGCTACGTTATCAGTATTTATATCTGTAAATATATATTTTTTAACATCGCAACGAAGATTTCTTACAGTGCCATCATACATGTAAAATGTTTCTTTACCCATCCAATAGGTAACATTACTGGCAACTGCTGCTGCATTTTGAGATATAATTGATGTATTTTCTCCAACAATTTGTGCAGCCCATACTATAGGAGCACCAACATATTGCATAGAGTATAAAGAATTATCTGTCCATATTAATATTTCTTGTTTAGTTTGTAGGGCCGCTATTATCTCCGAACCACGCGAAAAACGTAAATCCCCTGCTTGATTTGTAGCTGCTGGTGTCCAATTTGTAGCATCTTCTTGATCCGACCATCGCACTAACATAGGGTCTTGTGTTGATGATCCTACTGGATTAGCACCAAAACAAAACACAAAGCGGTTTATATCTGATATAAGGATAAAATTTTGCACAGTAGGTACACCAGAAGCTCCAGATTCTGCACTTAAAAGGGTAGCCCTTACATTTAGCGCGTCACTTTCGGAGGCATCCCAAAAAAATAAAGATCCTCCTCTTGCACCAAATATTAAGTCTTCACCAAAGTTACCTTGGCTCCACAAACGAAGTGCATCAGTGCCTGTAGCACCAATACCCCAAAAACCTTCACCCCAACCCCCTGCACCCCAACCCTCAAGAGGCACTTCCGTTTCGGGACCAACATTTATTTGGTATGCTGCTGATACTGTACCCCCACCAGTGGCACTAGAAGACGCTGCCTCAGAAGCTGTTATGGTATATGTATTACCTGTATTATAAGTTATTTGAAACTCACCATTTAAAGTCAGTCCACCGACAGCAGATGCACTACTAAAAGTAACAAAGTCACCGTCTGTATACCCACCGTTAGCGTCTGTTACTGTGACAGTGGTAGAACCACTAACTGTTTGAAAAGGATTTGATAACGACACAGTGGCCCGTAGAGGTGTGACATCGTAATATGCACCTCCACGTTCTATATAAAACTTTAGATGAGTTCCTACACCTGTGAGTTTTAGACTACCTAGTGTTACCCAAGAATGTAACGATCTAGCAGTTCCTAGAAACGTGTTATCAGATATTCTCTGCCACCCACCTATTTTTTCTGGTGTGCCCTGACGAAATCTTACTTTATCACTTTCATACCAGCCACCCTCACTGGTATAACGAGTATTTTCACGATTAACGCCCGGTTTGAATGCTATTTTTTGTAATGGCATACATCACCTATCTCCAGTCTTTATCCTGAAATAATAATGCTTCTGCTTCTCTACGTCTAACTAAACCCGCAACAACCTTACCACCAGCACGGTTCCAACGTCTAATTTCATCGGGAGCTTCGTCAAATTTACCCTCATTGAGACGAATTAAAAGCGTAGAGGCGTGTAAATTAGTGGGTCCAAGATTGTATGTCCAAGAAACTAAAGCATCAAACTGATTTTGGTTCAATGGTGATTTACCAGCAGAGCCATAAGCAACATCTGGTTTTACCGCATTTGTCACTGCAACCTCAAACTCCTCAAGGTCCTCCACCAACATCTGATCGGCTTCTTCTTGAGTGCAAGTATCGCCTTCTTTCACTCCTCTAGTATGGCCCCAACCGATAGTCCACACTTTTGCAGAGCACTTATAGGCTTCTAGTCTACACCCTTCAAAGTGCTTGATCAGTTCAATACCTTCTTCTGACGTTTTCATAATTCCTTGATCTTCGACACTCTTTTCACTTCTTCCGTCAACAGCTTGCTTACTTTCTTTTCGTCGTAGCCAGAACCATGTGGAAGGCCGTACTCTGAACATAGAAATTTTATTACCCATGACTTTGCGGTTTTATCATGCACAACATTATGTGCGTAGGCTTCAATCTCACACATCAAACGATATTTAGGATTGAACAAATATCTAATGTAATGCGTCCACGGATTACGTAAAAACTGAATGTAATGAATATTTTCGTGCCGCTCAATATATTGACGAGTATTTTCTCCGGCAGCTTCATACCAATCTTTTTTTATAATACTAATTGGGCCGATATTAATTGCAACCATCTTTCTTGGGACTAGCCAATTTGATAAATAAATTTTTGCTTTCGGAGTTTTATTTACAGGCGCTATCATTTTTCTCTACTGACCTTTTGTACTTTTTCAACCGTTCGCATAGCACCCAATCCTAACATACCCATCAAGACGGGCATCATTTGGGAAGTATCGATCATAGGTATGACAATATCTACTTCCGCAACGGCAAGACCAAAATTACCCAAGGGTATCAAAATAAAATTACCTAAGAATCCTAGCCCACACGTCCAGCCTATGAAGGGTCTCCATCCGGCAACGAATAAAGATTTAGAAGCAGCTTCGGTCTTGTTGACTTCAAGTTGTCCTTTTGCAAGCTCTTGAGCATGACGCTCTGCCATCGTTGCAATCTCGTGGGCCAAAGCCATCTTCTGATCTTTGTCTTCAATAAACTTATCTAAGATTTGAGTAGCTGGACCTATCAATGCCTGTAACATATCACTTCCTTGCCATGTAAGCAGTTGCACCAAAATATAAGCCTATCACACTCGCCTGACTTAGAAAAATCATATCACTCATTGCAGACCATGTACTTAATCGTTCTTCAGGTATAACAAGAGATAGCAGTGGGTAAGCAATCATCGAAATCATTGCCACCCACGCCATACGCTTTTGACTGTCTGCTTTCTCTTCACGCAGTTCAAGTTCTGTTATGTCTTTGGACTTTTGTAACTCATCGTCAGTAACAATACCATCACCATCAAGATCGAACTCCGCATACTTAGACAACTTTTCTAACCTTTTCGATATCATCTAAATCCTCGGAAATACAAATTCATGTCTTGCTGTAATCGATAACTATCGACATATCCACAAGTCATATTATTCTGATGTCGCCCTTGGCACACCAAAACTTGACCCGACCTTGGCTCAACTGTCTCTAGCGATGAATACAGTTTTTCCTCATCAGATATACTTGCACAACCAATACTAAAAATTACGCTGCTTAAAACTAAATATTTCATAGAAGCCTCCACATGGCAAAAAAGATTATTGATAACCCAATCAAAATACCCAACGTCCACTTCATTAGGGTTGCTACAAATTGATTGTTACTTGCCCTCTCTGCACTTCTTTTATTTAGTTCTGCGGCTCTTTGCCTTTTACATTCACTTTGAAATTTTAGCCAATCATCATATAAGCCGGGTCTTCCGGCGTAAATCATCCACTCACGTATCCACTCTTCCTGCTTTTTGAGCTTCTCAAGCTCCATAAACGCCTGAAACTGCGTCTTGTTACCGTTTCGTTTTGAACGTCTTGCAATCGAAGACTTGTTCGTAAAATATTCTGCACAGCTATTAGCGCAATCATAAAGCTCCCTGCCGTTCTTGAGAGCCATCTTGATCGTGGCAAAAGCGGCATTTGCAGCAGCAATTTCGGCAAGCACATCACAACCATTTAAACGCGGCTACAACAGTC